CGGAGGAGCCGCCCTTTTTACAAAGGAACGACTCCTCCAAACCTCTGCTGACATTCGTCGGCGCACCACTTATGGTGCTATCCCTCGGAGAGTGAAGATGAGAATGGGCATACTGCGATCTAGGTGTATAGGCCCGACCTATTTTCCTTCTAATATAGAAGGTAGGTCTTATGTGTGGATGAACTTTCCCTCTTTACCTAAAAATTGGGTACAGTTCAGCACATTTCGTTGGCCTACACTGAGCAACTCAGTTGTCGAAGCAAGAGTGGATTGCCTTGATGAAACTCATAAAGGCCCACCTTACAAGACAGGAGGTCCGTTATTTTTGCGTCGTCGCACCCAGGAACAATATCCATCGGATGTTGTTACTTTGGAAGCTGGTACGCAGAAATATATCGGGCTCTTCACGACGAACATACCGCAAGATCCTCATGCGGCACTGTATTCGTCGTACGCTCAGACCGCAGGTATGTATGGTTCTGAGGTTTGGTCAAAGGCCAGACCTGTCAAACCCGCAGTAAACGTGGGACAGTGGTTCGCAGAATTGCGAGACTTCCCACGGATGATGAAGGTAGTCATCTTGAAATTTATCGAGATGGGTAGCCTTTATCTTAACTACGAGTTTGGTTGGAAACCTTTCATTGGTGATGTCATCAAGTACTTAAAATTACTTGATGCGATCGATGCCAGGATCTATCGTATTCGTAAATACAATGGACAATGGCAGAAACGAAAGGGAACCATACGTAACACCATTGATACTAGTACTCTGGAGGTTTCCAGTTTATTATTACCTGGAGTCTCTGGAGCTTGGTATCCTGGTGGTGTTCCAGCTAAGACGCGGAAAACGACTGTAACGTCGGATCGAGTCTGGTATGAGGGCCGTATGAAGTATTATGTCCCTAGGTCTTGGTTCCCGAAAGGGCCAACCGTGACTCAAAAGGATTTTATTACTTCAAAATTGGTCCGCCGACTCGCTGGGTTAGAAATAACCCCTTCCGCTGCTTATGCTCTCATCCCCTTCACTTGGTTGACAAATTGGGTAATAGATATTCAGTCCTTTGTGGACAATTTCTCTTACCCAGATGACAACCTGGTTGCCAAGTACATGTATGTGATGCGTCATAGAAGTACTTCTGTACACTATGACACAACACAAAAATTTACTTCGGCTGTTGGGTCACAGTCCGTTCATGCAACTGCATATTCTTTATGCGAATGCAAAGAACGGGCTGAAGGCTCTCCTTGGGGTTTTGGTGCTGCTGCTAGTAATTGGACTACGCGGCAGTGGGCCATCATCTTTGCCCTCGGACTTAGTCTTTGGGACACAGGTGATTAATGCCTGTATTTTACAGGAATGTATGACCAATTGCAGGAGGTAGTCGTCATGTTCGCAGACCCGCAATCCGTTACTATCAATGCAGTTCCAGTATCTCTTCCCAGAGTCCTTATTAAGGATTCTGAGTCGACTTACCGAGCCGCAGACGAGACTGTCCAGATGCGTATTTCTCATCAGGACACCAAAGGCCGTAAACGACGGATGGTCAGGTTAGACCAAACCGTCATCGCGGCAGATCCTCTTACTGCGGAAAATGCTTCGCAGAAAGCTGGGATCTACCTGGTCGTTGATGAACCCACGTTTGGGTTCACTGACGCACAGTTGGATTTTCTCGTCGATGCTCTCGTCGCCTGGTTAACCTCTGGCAATATTGCTAAGTTGCTTGGCGGTGAAAGCTAAGGCTAATCAGATGGACTTTCAGAAATTATTCCGAGAGTTCCTTCAGAAGCTCATTGATTCTCTGTCTGAGAAGAATGGGATTCTGACTTCTGAGCTTTTTGGTGTTGATTCCAAAAGCGAAGAAGCTGATGAAAAACTGCAAAGGTAAAACGGCTGGACAACCAGGCGGGCTGGATCGCTGAAGGGCGATTCAGCCCCTTATCGATCCCGAACATGGCTGGATTCACCAACCTCCAGTAGGAGGAGTGATGAAAAGCCACGAACAGGACTTACTGACTGTCTGCGAGTGCATCTTTAAAGATGCCCTTGCTAAGTGCTCAACCGACGACGTCAACATGATGCGAGACCTTATAACAATAAGGAAACGTATCACACACGAGGGGCTATCGTTCTTAACGATAACTCTGCCAAACTTTGGTAAAGACTTCGAGAGATGTCTATCCAATGGTCTGGTAACCTCTACCGACTTCCTTGGTTGGAAGAAACGGTTGTATCTCCCTGCTTTTTTGCAAGGTTTTACAAGGCTCGTGTTTAATGTTGAAACTGGAGGGCTCTCTAGTGATCCCGATATTGCGGCAATTGAAGGAATTAGGCAAATCGCTTATACCTTCAAGAAATTGTCGCTTCCGTGTACTCCCGAAAGGGAATCCATGGCACTGTCAGGGTTTAAAGAGGTTGAGTGTATTCTTTCAGACTCCGTGTATACTGGAGATAGGAACCTATTTAATAAGGTTGCTTCTCTACTTTGGGGCAATGTTTTTACTGAGTCATATGATCCTCAGTCTCATTCTCCCAAACACGGACCTGGACAAACTGCTGAGTATATTTCGGGTAATCGGAAATATTCTCACCGCACTTGGTACGAAAGGTTAGAACCTTTCTTTCCGTCTGATATTTTTCTCATGAGTTGTGTTACACAACTAGATGATGAATTAGACGGTTTAGAGTGCGTGCAATTTGTCAGGCAGGAAGACGAATTACCTGTAAGGGTAGTTTGTGTTCCTAAGACGTTGAAAGGACCACGGATTATTGCCATTGAGCCTGTGTGTATGCAATACACACAGCAGGCTCTAGCTTCCTATATTATAGGTAAGCTGGAGACTTCTCGTTTTACAGCTGGTCACATAAATTTTAGTGATCAATCTGTAAACCAGAAGTTGGCATTAAAAGCCTCCTCTGATGGATTAAGTGCAACGCTTGATTTATCAGAGGCGAGCGACAGAGTACCTTTGTCGCTAGTTACTGACATGCTATCCTCAAATCAAGATTTACTTGATGCGATTTTAGCATGCCGTAGCACGGCTGCGCAACTACCTTCAGGAGAAACTCTTCTTTTGAAGAAATTTGCGTCCATGGGTAGCGCTCTTTGTTTTCCAATAGAGTCCATGTATTTCTACACGGTAATACTATGTGCTCTATTGGAAAGTCAAAACCTTCCAGTTACGTTACGTAATATCTTTTTGGTATCACGTGACGTCTACGTTTACGGGGATGATATAATTGTTCCCGTAAGCCAGGTTGAAATTGTCATGGAGACTTTGACGAGTTTTTATTGCAAAGTCAACACCGCAAAATCTTTCTGGAAAGGTTATTTTCGGGAATCTTGCGGCATGGATGCATATGCTGGAGAATGTGTTACACCAACATATCTCCGTCACTTGCAACCCCATGGCAAGGGCGCTACATCAGACATTGTTTCTTGGATAGCAACCTCTAACCTTTTCTATAAGAAGGGTTATTGGTTGACTTCTCAATACATGAAAATTTGTGTTGAGAAGATAATCGGTAAGTTACCGATAGTCCTTGAGACTTCGCCTGGAGTAGGTTGGCACAGTTTTCAAAAGGGATTTAGTGTTGATCGTATGAGTAAGAAATTGCATAGGCCAGAAGTTTCTACCTATGTGGTTTCACCCGTATATCAACACGATCCATTAGAAGGCTGGTCAGCACTTCTCAAGTTTTTCTTAAAGTCAGCGAGGAGAATTGAAATCCAAGCTGAGGATGAGAAACACTTGTCGAGAAGCCCGAGGTCCGGCACCTCTAGCATGAAACGCCGGTGGACCACACCTTACTAAGGTGTGTTGTGGTTTAGTACCACGAGGGGCGATGCCCGGAAGTATTCTTAATTAAGATCCTTATAAACCTGTCAATAAGACCAGGCTTTGTTGGCTCAAGTTTCCCTTTCGTGAAACCAGAGCCTAACTTAAAAAGAATCTTAAGAGGAACCCGGGGCAGTGCATCGCCCCCCC